TTATACCTCTTTGTAAATATTAGACCAGATTTTCAGTTTCTCTTTTTTGGCCTGTCTGGCTGCGTTAATATTACTGTCAGAAATTATACATTTCTCTACCATAATATCAATCATAGCCAGAAGGTCACCAACTTCTTCTTCTAAACATTCCACATTACTCTTGAAAGTTTCTGGATGCCTTGAGTCGAATCCGAAACGGAAAATCTTTGAGATTGCCTGCGTCACCTCAGCACATTCTTCCTGTGTGATACAGAAAATCTCTTTGGTCTTTTTATCCATTAATAACCTCATTCAACAAAACTTGGTTACCATCACTACCTTGACACCAATTTTCGGCAAAATCTTCTGCTTCACTTTCAGTGCGAATTGTAGTTCTTTGTATTACTCGGTTCTCAACATACAAGGTAACTTCATAAACATCAAACTGTCTGTCAATGACGCCACCTCTGGAAAGTCTGGTCACTGTAGCCTTTCTACCTGCGCCATGATATTCTGAATAAATCTCCATAATAACTCCTTATGCAATTAGTCCAATAAAACGATTTAGTACAACACGACTGTTATGTTTGCCATTATTGTACTTTGTAAATGCAGAGGCAATACCTCTGAAGGTTGAGTTTTCTTTAACTTCGAAAGTAGAATCCTCATCGGTATCTAGGCCGTTTGACCGCAAGATATAGTACTCATCATATCCAGTATTCTCCAGAATGGCAAACTTAGATTTTCTAAAGTTGTCCTTCATTTCTTCGTGGTTCATTTGTTTTGGATACCACTCATGTACTTTGCGGTTAAAATCTCTACCACTGATAACATAGAAACCAATAACATTCGAACCAGTTCTTGCTTTTAGCAAACGAATGAAAGCTCTTGTCTGTGCTTCATTACCATATTTACCATCAATCTTTTCTTCATGTTTGGTAACAGGATCACGAATAACCAATCTCTCATATTTCATATGTACATCAGTTAGTCCATAGTAAGGGTCTTTCTGCAAATAACGATTTGCATTATTACTTTCACCATCTGTTAGAAAAATTGTATTGACAATCTGTAATTTGTTTTTCTTTTGAAATTCAGGAACGATAGTCATTGCATGAACGATTGCTGCGTTCAAAGGCGTTCCTTGCATGGACAACCAATAAGGGAAATAACCACGGGTGCCACTTAGACCAGCCATACAAACCAATGATGAACAGGCATAAGTGAATTCAGAACTAGACATTCTGGATGACAACAAGTTCATCAAACCATAAGGTCTGAAAAATATGTCATTTTCTTTTTGTATTTGTTTAGTTAATTTTTCCGGATCCGTTTCTTCAACAAAAGCAAACACTTCATAGGGTATGTTCATTTTCTTGCAGAACAATACCAAATTGATTAGTTGTTTCATTGTGTTACCGATGTGGTCAATCATAGAACCAGACCAATCGAGGAACATAACAAGTCCGTGTGATTTACCACCAGGAACAACCGAGATTTTCTTAAAGATATCTTCACTGAAACCATAAGAATAAATCTTATTCATATTCAACTCACCGGTTTTGGCAGTTGTTGTGCGTTTCAACTGGTCAGCATTCTTACGCATTTCAAATTCTTTAACAAGGTATGAAACTACTCTGTTACTTTCATTTCGAATTCTAAGGAATGTTTCTGTTGAAGAAATGTAGTTTTCTTCTTTATATCTTGTCCAGATATATTTGTGGTCAACAGCATCTTTTGGATTAAAATGTGGAATATTTGCGTATATAATATTACTCAGTCTATTATCAAATAGTTGTTTTTCATTTTCTTTATAAGCCGCATCAGTAAAGGAACGAATCTGGTCTTCTAGACTTACTTTCTTATCTTCTTCTACAGAATCAAACTCATCACTATCAGATTGTTTGTTAGATTCAACCTCTTGTTCTCCTACATCTTCACCATCTTCAAAAGTTTGTTCTTTTGAATTGCCTTGGTCATCAAAATCAACTTCTTCATATTCCGATTCGTCTTCATCTTCACCATCATCATTGTTTTCAGCTTTAGCTTTAGCACGTTTTTGTTCTTCTTCTTCTAATCTGCGTTTCATGTATTTGATAATTTTCTTCGAAACATCAATAACATCATCATAGGTTTCGGTGGTTTCAACTTCATTAAGCAAACCACGTTCTTCATCATTGAATTCAATACGTAATGCTGCGCCGCCTTTGCAGTGCAGGTTAATGCGGTCAAGAAAATTCATCTTGTTGATATCTGTTCCTTTGATACCAAAGAAATCTCTACTCATAAGCTCACCATAAGCTTTAACAAAGGAGTTTTTGAGACCTGGATATTTGTATTTGATTTTGCGTTCAATGCGGGAATCTTCAACCACATTAGATACATCTCTGATAACCTTTTCATCTCTTGCTTTCAACATACCATCCATAGGCGTATAGAGAGCATGGCCAACTTCATGTCCTGTAAAAAGGTCATAAAGAGCACTAGAGATATTTTTGTCTAGTACCGGAAGTGTCAAAATCCGATTCTTAACGTCAAAAGATGCTGTTGGTACAGGACGTTGTTCAACAACAAGGTTCTCGGTTGCCATCAATTTAGCTAAAAGTGATTTTGATTCAAGTAATTCCATTATTTTTTCTCAGTCATAATAATAACGTTGCCTGTTGGAGTTTCTTCAACTCTCATATTTAACACAGTGCCTTCTTTCCAGCCTGTTTCAGCAAGCAATTCATCAGGAAATTGTAAGATTGCATCGCCGGTGCCGTCATTCGCTTCTTGCAAATCAATAATATATCTCTTACTCATAATATTCCTTCATTTTCCTGTACCAATCTTGGTCATCTTCATGTCCTGATAGTACTGCCCACTTACGGACAACTTCATCTAGCAATTTCCAGTCAATAGGCTCTTGCGGTTCTTGTTTTAGCTCAGTGTTTTGCGACATTTTAGTCTCCTACAACAGCAATTTGCGACAAAATTGTCTTTTTCTCATCTTTACGACTGTATTTTACGACATTCTTGTGTGCTTGTACAGGCTTGATTGGTGTACGACACACAGGACGTTGTAATTTTACAACAAAACTCATTTTCTTACTCATTTTAGCGCCTCATTTTTGAAATTTCTACAGCTTCTTCACTGTTAAACACAGGAACAGCGTTTGATTTGTGCATTGTTGCAATTCCCATCACTTTTGTGCCAGTGTAAACCTTCGGTGTTGCTTTAGTAGCGACACCATTACCTGTATTTAATGACGGATAATGCACAGTTTCACGGCCGGCAGGTGCCGACAACTTATATATTAGTTGATTGCTTGTGGATTTGATGGGTTTCGATGTTTGGTGTGATTTCAACCACGCATCGTATTGTTCACGCACAGCTTTTGGTCCTAGTTTTTTCTTGGACTTTGCGATTCGAACATATATCATCATAAAAATCTCCTAAACAATGGTTGTATTATACACCATCCATCAAAGAGTGTCAATAGTAGTGTTGTTAATTTACAACATCAGTAATTAATTTTTTGGGATTTGTTATATCTTTGATTGGATTCAAAAGACTCATACTCATCGTAGTACTTTTGTTTTCGTTGTTGCTTCTGACGTTTTTTGTTTCTGTTTTCCTCTTGGAAATACTTCTCATCATCATAGTCTCGCTGGTTGCGAAACTTTCCAGAAAATTTAGACACTTTAATTAAACTCCTTGATTAATAATTTCAAATGTTGTGAATGTGATGCCACGAATACGAGCTTCTGGCATATCCTCTACGTTTGTTTCTGAAACATAGATTATATTGGATGCGGGATAACATAGTTTTATAAGTTTTAGTAAATTACAGCAGGTCCCATCAAAATCATTAAAAGCAAACACCTCATCAACATAAGAAATACTTTCTACAAATTCTTTTCTTTGTTCGAATGTACTTTTTGTCCTATTTCGACATAACTCCATATAGGAGTCAGAATGAACTCCTACAACAAGCCAATCACATTTAGATTTGCATGTTTTTAATAATTTAAAATCATTATAAGTTATGTAATCGAATTCACCTGATAAGACAATGATGTTTTCTTTTTTCGTCATGGCAACATGTCTGGAAATGCCTCTTTTACAAATTTATAGTCTAACCCTTTTACTCCCAAATCTTTTTGGAAGATACCCAATATAACTTCTGCTTCCCGTGGTTCAATTGATTCTAACATTTGAATTAGTAATTCATTTCTACGGTGTTCATTTAATTTTTCTGCGGTTGGATCACCAACTCTGAACATATACATTCTACGTATTTGTCCATTAATATTATCATGTGTAATACCAGGTAACATATCTGTTGGTATACGATAATTTTCTGGCAGTTCTTTAATTTTCCATTGAATGTCTGGATGATAAGCCAATTTCAATACATCAACCAATGACTGTGAAAGATTTTTAGAAATTACATCCATTCTTTCTTTTTTATTCTTAGCCAGTTCAAATTCATCAAAAACTTCATATAGCGATTTCATTAAAATTCCCCAATAACATCTATTAAACTTTTCAGTTTGTTTGTAATTAAATAATCCAGTATCTTACCTTTAGGTGCTGGTTTGGTTTCTTCATAAGTATTTATAATTTTAGTCTGTATATCACCTGGTATATTTCTTAGGTCAATCAACGTCTGGTTGCGTGAAAAACCAATACGTGCGTTTTCATCATCATATTCACTATAGTCTTGACCCATGAATTTTGTAAGTTTGGATTCTGTCATAACCTTCTGACGAATCTCACGCACAAATGTGTCACTCGGTGAAATAATATTTGGAATGCCATCACCTTTATCACCATGAATGATTTTTTCTTTCAATTCATCAAGTGGATTTTCAGAAACGATAAATTTCTTTTGAGCAGGATTATATTGCTTAACAGTAAAGTCACTTCTACCATTATACATTTGTAATTGCAAGAAATCACCATCGCTGGAGATAATAACAATATTTTCATGCATAATATGTCGAGGTACAAGTGTACCAATGATATCATCGGCTTCTGCACCTTCAACATCAATAACTTTATAGGGAAAGTTATCTCTGAGTTCTTGTTTGAATTTGGAAAGCATATCAAAGATTAGATGCCAATCTAAGTCTGACTTCTCTCTTGTTTTTTTGCGGCCGGCTTTGTAGAAAGGAAAGAAATCCTTGCGCCAATACTTGCGGTTGTCACAACAGAGTACTACTTCACCATATTCTTCTCGGAAGTTCTTTAGGTGAGTTTTGAGTATCATCAGGACCATATGTCTGATAAGAGATTCATCCAATGTGAATGTTTTACCATACATGGATTTTTTTCCATTGGATATTTGAGCCATTAGGCCAGATAGTAATACTTGATTTAAGTCAACGAGAATCATAACAAACTTTCAGTTTAGATATCCATATTTTACATCATTGACTTGAACTTGTCAATAGCATCATCTAAAAAATTGTGGGAGGTTGTGGTTTTCTTTGCAATTAAACCATACCAACCTTGCGGAATCAGTCCGGATATGTATTCCCTAGGATCGGCAAATATGGCATCAAAGATATCAAGGTCCTCGACTTGGCCATTTTCTTCGTTGCATTTAAACAACAAAATGTGCCACCAATCGCCAATTATGTTTCCTTTTATTGGTTGTCCTGGATTTTTATATTTGTTAGTCATAATGTTGATACTATCTTCTTCTTCCATTGGTAGAAAAAATAAAGCATCAAATTCCCCACCAACCTCCTTCAAATAATCTAACATTGTAATCCTTTAATGTGTGATTTTCTTACTCTAACCATGATCCAAGAATTGTAATAATCATCTGTCTCCAGAGCACCATTTACAAACTGTTCTTTTGCTTCAAGATAACCACACTCACCTTTGCTTTTGCATAGATGTATAATTTCTCGGCTAAACGAATCTAGTCCGTGTATTATAACATCTTTTTTCAATTCCTCGTTACT